ATGAGCTACCAAAGTGCATTAGAAGCAGCAGGATGCGAGGTGATCGAGTTTGTGCAATTCGGTTGCTACCAGGGCGAGTGGCTCGCACTTATTCGCCTCGGCGATGAAATTGGCGTGTGCGAAGGGAGTTACGGGTCCTGTAGTTACTGTGATGCATTCGAAGGCGAGTTTGGCTACGTGGAGACCGAGGCGCCTGACTATCAATCACGCCTAGCCGACTTTGGTCGCGGATACCTTCCCGCAAACACGCTGGCCGAAATGGTTGCGAAATTGACCCGGGAAAGCGATCGGCTGGAATGGGACGATGACTATCAGGAAATGCTGAGCAAAGTATTGGACTGGGATAGCAAGTATCAAAGCAGCGTGGAGGCCGCCCAATGAGCAACATCGACAAACGCGCATTACGGGAAGCGGCGGAGAGGGCGACGCCTGGCAATTGGTGGATTGATAGTCATGGGCAGGCCATGGTGTCGTTTATCGACAACGACGTGCTGGAGGTGTTTGCCACCGATAACAAGCGCGCCGCCGTTCGGCATGAGGATACCGGTAATCTCTCTCGGTGGCGAAACGATAACGACGCCACATTCATCGCAACGGCAGACCCAGCCACCGTGCTGGCGCTGCTGGATGAGATGGAAGCCAAAGACAAGCAGATTGTTGAGCTGCAAGCGTTAGCGCGTGGCGTGAAGCAGTACTCAGAGTTCCAGATTTGCCATTACGGTGCCACCGAGGACTATGCGAAGGGCTATATCGACTGTCAGAACAATTACAACAAAGTGCTCTTCGCTGCAGCCGGTAAAGGAGAGTGAGCATGGCACTGACTAAAAAACAGCGCGCGGAGCTGCGCATGAAGTTTGGCGGCCGCTGTGCTTATTGTGGGTGCGAACTTCCCGAAAAGGGCTGGCACGCTGACCATGTTGAAGCGGCTCTCAGGAAATGGGAATTCGGAGGGCGACAGAAAGATGGAGCTCGCCGCACTGTCGCAACGGGAGAGTTCTGGCGGCCGGAGAATGATGCTATCGAAAATCTGTTCCCGGCCTGCGCTCCATGCAATCTGTTTAAAGCAACCTTCACCGTTGAAACATTCCGTGAACAGGTGGCGGCGCAGGCGGATCGCGCGCGAGCATACAGTGTAAATTTCCGAACGGCAGAGCGTTTTGGTCTGGTTGAGGTAGTCGATAAGCCAGTTGTTTTCTGGTTTGAACGGTATCAGGAAGGAGCGACAGTATGATCACAATTACCAAAGAACAGGCCAAAGACCTCCGCAATGCATTCCAGTGCTGGCAGCAGGACTATGACCCGGTAGAAGACAAAGAGCAGTACGACATGTTTGGGCTCGGCATGGTGGCCATGGATGCGCTGCTGGCATCGCTGGAGCCTGTATCTGTTTTCAAAATTGACCACGAAAGCAGCCTAATTAAGCATGTCAAAAAGGTTGTCAGCGAAACTAACGCCCCGCCAGCGCCGGTATCTTTGCTTGATGAGCGCTACCAGCACCTTAGCGAGCTGTATCACGCACAGGAAAAGCGCTTGTTTAAAATCGCTCAGCGCATCAAGGGGCCGTCTTTCGACAAATATGCTTATTCCCCTTCTCAGGCTATGGACGTGCTTGAGTCAGCTATTTTTGGTGAAAGCAAGGACGCCTGCCGCGCCGCCATGCTTCAGTCGTTCGGTAATTCAGAACAACTCGACTCTCCGGTGATTCCGGATGGTTGGAAACTGGTTCCTATTGAATTGACGGGTGATATGACCAATGCAATGAGCGAAGCGATTCTTGATGATCTGCATAACGTCGATGTTTGGCGCAGCGTACTCGCAGTAGCACCGCAGCAGGAGGTGAAGTGATGCCTCCGGTCAAAGTTGTTGTCATCACGGTAGTGATGTTCGCTATTTGCCAGTTCATATCCATGACCGGGTATGGATTATGGTGAGCAAACTCAAACAGCGGCGCCTTCGCCGCCTTAAAGCTGATGTGGCATGGTGGCGAGAAGAGGCAGAGGATTGTCGCTCCCGTCTGCTGGAACTGGCCGGCGAAATCGACAGGCTCAAAAAACTGGTTATCCGCGTGCCGATGCCTGTGGTGGTCCCGGCTCAGTCTGCGGCATTCATCGGAATTGACCTTGCTGGTGGTGAGGACCAAACAGCGGTAATCGAAATAGAAAACGGGGAGGTTCGGAAATGGTCACGGTAACCCAGGAATCACTGGCCGAAAAGATTAAGCGGCTCGAGTCACTCGGTAACGCTGAATACGCATTAGGGTTAACCCTGAACGAGGAATATCAACTCGCAGCGTATCGCATGCTGCTCAATTATCTATCCAGAGAGAAAGGGATGGAAACCAAAATGGAGAGCGGCAATGGCTAAGACAGCAGCAGAACGCAAAGCAGCGCAGCGCGCCCGCCAGGCTGAAGCCGGTGAACGCAAGCTGGAGCTGGTTCTCGACGAGCAGGAAATGGAGATGCTGGCGCGGAACTGCGCAGAGCGTCGCCCGGGCCGTGAGCCATATGAGCTGAGCGAGTACATTGCTCTGCTGATCCGCCAGGATGATGCCCGGGTGCGCGGACGTATCAAAGCTATCAGCGCCAACCGGTGCGGCAGGTGCGGCGACAGCCTGCCGGTGAAGTCATGCCCGTGCGCCGGTGACTCGGCGTGCTGGGTAACGCAGGGCTGGCATGAAACGAAACTTGCGGTGTGACAGGTCACGACGTATTGACTAAATCCTCACATGATTATACTGTTTAAATGTACAGTATTTTTATGTGAGGTTCCATTATGGGCTTTCCATCTCCGGCAAAAGACTACGCAGAAGCCACGCTAACCATCACCAGCATGTGCGGCTACGACGGCAACTGCCGCACCATCGAGACGTCAGCGGGCTACGCAATCATCAATGTTTCACACAAACCACATCCGGGTGACACCGTGCTGATATCCTATTGCGGCCGCACGGAGTTCGCCGTTGTGCAGGGAAAGGCGCTGATAACTCCTGACGGTGAAGCGCTGGAAGGTGATGCGCTGGACGACACGACAGTGCATGGTGTGGTGACCCACTTCCTGAACCGCGTGGACAATCAGCGGCCGGACCCGATACCAGTCATGTAACATCTGCGCGGGCGTGATAGTATTACCTTCATGGTAATAAAATTACTCAGGTGGTAATCATGGCCGCGACACCAAAAACCCACAAACGCAAATCAACGCAATATAAGCCTCTTACAGCGATGCAGGAGGCTTACTGCCAGTCCTACATTAAGACACCCGAAAACCAGTCTCAGGCAGCGATAGACGCAGGATTTTCGCCTAATACGGCTGCGGTCAAAGCCAGCGTGATGATGCGAGACGAAAGAATCCAGAAACGAATCGCTGAGCTGATGGAGGAGCGCAACAAGCGCATGCGCGTCAGCGCTGATTACGTGCTCATGCGCCTGGTGGAGATCGACCAGATGGATGTGCTGGATATCCTGAACGACGACGGTGGAATGAAGCCGATTGCTGAATGGCCTAAGGTATGGCGCACATCTCTTAGTGCGATGGATATCGCTACCATCAAGACGACTCAGGCCTCTCTGCAGAAAGAGAATGGCGAGGCGGATCTCTCTGTTGAGGATGTCGAGCATATCCTGAAGAAGGTGAAATGGCCTGACAAGGTGAAGAACCTCGAGCTGATTGGTAAGCACGTAGACGTCAACGCGTTCAAAGAGCGCCTGGAGGTTTCCGGCACCGTCACCATCGCCGACCGCATGGCCGCAGCGCGCCGCCGCGTCAAAGAGCAGGCTGGTGGTGAAGAATGACAGCCGCAGCCATGTCGCCGGAAGAGCAGCTCGTCGAGGATATCGCCTCGTTCACGTATGACCCGCTGGGCTATGCGCTGTATGCGTTTCCGTGGGGCGAGGAAGGAACAGAACTGGCGCATGCCACCGGGCCGCGTAAATGGCAGGCAGACGCATTCCGCGAGATACGGGATCACCTTCAGAACCCTGAGACACGTCACCAGCCGCTGATGCTGGCCCGAGCATCCGGCCACGGCATCGGAAAGTCCGCTTTCATCTCGATGCTGATTAACTGGGGTATGTCCACCTGCGAGGACTGCAAGGTGGTGGTGACCGCCAACACCGACAACCAGCTGCGCACCAAGACCTGGCCGGAAATCATCAAATGGTCGAACCTGGCCATAACGAAAGATTGGTTCACCTGCACCGCCACGGCGATGTACAGCAACGATCCTGGTCACGATAAACGCTGGCGCGCTGACGCAATCCCGTGGTCTGAACACAATACCGAGGCTTTCGCCGGCCTGCACAACGAGCGCAAGCGTATCATCGTTGTATTCGACGAAGCATCGAATATTGCCGATCTGGTGTGGGAAGTTGCTGAAGGTGCGCTGACGGACGAAGACACGGAAATAATCTGGGTGGCGTTCGGGAACCCGACGCGTAACACCGGGCGTTTCCGCGAATGTTTCCGCAAATATAAGCACCGCTGGAAGTGCGCGCAGATAGACAGCCGCACCGTGGAAGGCACGAACAAACAGCAACTCCAGAAATGGGTGGACGACTACGGCGAGGACAGCGATTTCGTGAAGGTCCGTGTGCGGGGGATCTTCCCTGACGCGTCTGAAAACCAGTTCATTCCGTCAGGTCTGACGCAGCCGGCAGTAGGCAGGGTGATTACTCCTGAACAGGTTCAGCATGCTGCAGTAATACTCGGCGTTGACCCGTCTCACCAGGGTAAAGACCCAGCAGTGATCTATCTTCGCCAGGGGCTGCACTGTAAGAAGCTCGGGGAGTGGCAACGCACCACAGACGATGTGCTGTTTGCGAAGATCATCGCTGACTTTGAGGACCAGTACCAGGCCGACGCGGTGTTTATCGATTACGGCTACGGAACCGGGCTTAAATCAGTAGGGGATAACTGGGGGCGCAACTGGACGCTGATACAGTTCGGCAGCGGAACCGCAGATCCAGAGATGGGAAATAAGCGCGGAGAGATGTACAAATCCGCCCGAGACGCGCTGAAGCTTGGTGCTCAGTTAGACAGCCAGAACCTTGCCGATGAACTGAGCGCGCCGGAGTACAAGGTAAGGCTGAAGGACAGCAGGAAAATTCTTCAGGACAAGGAAGAAGTCAAAGAGTTGCTTGGCCGGTCGCCGAACGACGCAGATGCATACGTCCTGACTTACGCCGCGCCGGTAACCAAAAAGCAGTTTAACTATGGGCAGCAGCAGAACCAGCAGGGTAAGGCGCTGACCGAGTACGACCCGTATGCCTAATAACGAATTTTGATATTCAAGTTTTCAAGTGATGATTTTATGAACTTTGCAAGGTCATTATAGTTTTTATCATCAGGGTGTCTGAGCAAATTAAAATAGCACTGCTCCAGCACCTTTGTTAGTTGTGCCACCTGACTATTTGCGGCTTCAAGTTGAAACGATCTGTCTTTATCAAATTGCTCATAGTTGGATAGTTTTTCTTTAGCTTGATATAGCTCAGCCGCTGCGTCATCACGCTCCTTTGTGATCAGCCCCATAGTTTCTTGGGACTTTAAGATGCTTTCTCGCATCTCCTGGATCTCTTCCTCTGCACGGGTTTTGTATCTTTCATAGGCCACATATTGTCTTGCTTTCATTCTCTCCAGGCGAGCGCCGATTTTGAATTGATGCGCTTTTCTAACGCCTTCAATTGCGTCGGCATTGATGAGTGGCTGGCTTTGCCACTTTGAAACAACATTGTTAACCCAGGGCATGAAACCGCATAAAACTATTGTCGATAGTACAGGGTATCCAAATGAGATCTTCCAGTCACTATGAGCTGATATGAATTCGATTCTGTTGTAAATCTTGGTATCGCTAAGGAGCAAATAAAGAATGGATTTCCAGTTAAATGCACACCACGATAAAGCAAATGCGCCTAACGCAGGATTTTTTACTCGTTGCGCAGCAGTGCTGACGGAGGAAGAAAACAGCTCTTTTAATGATTCCAACATGCCCAATCCCTTCTAAGTTTTCTCCGATTATACCGTTTGGGTAAATTGTGGTCATTATGAATAATTATCCCTGCATGTGATAATTGCGGAGATATCCGCTGGTGTGGATAAAACAAAGCCCGCATTAGCGGGCCTTGAAATACGGAGTGCTAATGATGGTATCTGTCAGCTCATGCTCGCACTTTTTAACCTTCTGGAAGATGTAATTCATCTTGTCCATAACTTCCTGGTCTGCTGCTCTACGCTTCTTTGTTCTGGCGCTCAGTCTGAGTTTTGACATAGTGACCTCGAATTAAAGCCCGCGCATCTGCGGGCTGATTGTGACATGTCACGGCGTTATTGCGTTGTGAATCCGTTGCAGTTTCGCAGGAATTCCACGATGTAATTCTTCATTTTCTGATGCCACTCCCTGTCGTTTCCGTTGCACCATCCATCTGGTGGAGTCCAGGAGTCTACCAAATCTGCCATTTTTTTTGCTTTTGATGGCGTAGCGGTTGCTGTATCACCATAGTGCCTTGTGTCAACCAAGTCGCTCATTCCTTCGATATCCAGTACCTTGAACCATGTTCCGTTCGGCATTTCAACGTCAGGTATTCTCTGGCCTTTTCGGCGCTTATCTCTTAAGCATACGCTCATAATTCTCACCTTAAAAAAATGCCCGGACGAACCTGGCGAACTGGAAGCAATGGACTACGGAGTGCCTTCCTTGGCGGGTGATGCAGGGTTTACAGCGCAACGTCATCGGAATGGCGTTCTGCTGTAAAAAGGGCGGTGGTCAGAAGTGGGAGCAACTGCCACCGCCAAAGCTACACGCATTGCCTGGTACTGCCGTATCACGGTCCTGAGGCGTGATTGGGTTGTGGTGGCCGGTGCTGATCTCCGGCGTTGACTATCACAGGTGTTAGCTGCCACCGCCGAGGCGGGATAGACGTTATGATTTTCACCTGCTTTATTGGCTACTACGGCTTACCAGTTATTTACACAGCTTGTCTTACAGCCTGTCTTGATCCAGTAGCCACCCGGGCCGCTCCACCCCGCGCATCAGCCTGCGCATTCACCACAACATTGAGAGCACTGCACTTTGCTTCGTACTCCGTGGCAATCATGTCCACCATGTAAACCTGCAATGCTCTCATCGTTGCATCCTCGTCTCTTCCGAGGTGTCACACCTGATCGCCACGATGGTGAGTCGTCATGTCCGTGCATACCGAGAGCACTGACTTGCACATTCCGGCTACCCGCTCGGGGGTAAGGAAACCAAGGAACCCCTCCGGACCGCTGCGACACATGTGCCATATGCCGTACTGCTCACACCTGGAAGCGCACTCACCAGTTTGATTTAGCGACAAGACCTCACAGAACCGATATCGAAGTGCGCTTTCATGTTGTGTTACCTGAAGGGTAATAATTGCACGGCATTCTGTCAATGCACTACGTAAAATAATCCGTATATGGTTAAATTGGTAATAATTTAATCGTGTGTGAGGTTATCGCTATGTGTATCGGCAGCAAGCCATCAGTGCCAGCGGCACCAGAAGTTCAGGCCGCACCTCAGGAGCAGGACGCCGCTGTGGTCAGTGCCCGCGATGACGAAGAGCGCCGCCGCCGTGCTGCAGCCGGTCGTAACTCGACCATGCTCACCGGTGCCCAGGGCGACACTTCCAAAGCCAACACCAGCGGTAAAACGCTGCTCGGTCAGTAACGGAGACCTGAGAGATGGCGGAAACCGAAAAAGAGCGGCTGCTGAAGCAGCTAGCACAGCTGAAGAGTGAGCGCACATCGTTCGAGCCGCACTGGCGCGATCTGAGCGACTTTATCAATCCGCGCGGTTCACGCTTCCTGCCGTCTGACGTTAACCGTGATGATCGCCGCAACACCAAAATTGTTGACCCTACCGGCTCACTCGCTCAGCGCATTCTCGCCAGCGGCATGATGTCCGGCATCACCAGCCCGGCCCGTCCGTGGTTCAAACTGGCAACGCCTGACCCTGACATGATGGATTACGGCCCGGTGAAGGTCTGGCTGGAAGTCGTGCAGCGCCGCATGAACGAGGTGTTCAACAAATCGAATTTGTACCAGTCTCTTCCAGTGATGTACGCCAGCCTGGGTACTTTCGGTACCGCCGCGATGGCCGTGCTCGAAGATGACCAGGACGTGATCCGCACAATGCCATTCCCGATTGGCAGCTACTACCTGGCGAACAGCCCGCGCGGCAGCGTAGACACTTCCTTCCGCCAGTTCTCCATGACCGTGCGCCAGCTGGTGCAGGAATTTGGCCTGGACAACGTGAGCGCTTCCGTTCGGGGAATGTGGGAAAACGGCACATACGAAAACTGGATCGAGGTTAACCACTGCATCACGCCAAACATCAACCGCGACAGCGGCAAGATGGACAGCAAGAACAAACCGTTCCGCTCTGTGTACTTCGAGACTGGCGGCGACGCCGACAAGCTGCTGCGTGAATCTGGCTTTGACGAATTCCCGATCCTGGCGCCACGCTGGGAAGTTAACGGCGAAGACGTTTATGCGTCCTCCTGCCCTGGCATGCTGGCACTCGGTCAGGTTAAAGCCCTGCAGGTTGAGCAGAAGCGCAAAGCTCAGCTGATCGACAAAGCCACTAACCCGCCGATGGTTGCGCCAACTTCACTGAAGAATCAGCGCGTTTCTCTGCTGCCAGGCGACGTGACGTATCTCGACGTTCTGAGCGGCCAGGACGGTTTCAAGCCTGCATACCTGGTCAACCCGAATACAGCCGACCTGCTGGCTGACATTCAGGACACCCGCCAGACCATCAACAGCGCCTACTTCGTTGACCTCTTCATGATGCTGCAAAACATCAACACCCGCTCCATGCCGGTGGAAGCAGTGATCGAGATGAAGGAAGAGAAACTGCTGATGCTCGGCCCGGTGCTGGAACGCCTGAACGACGAAGCGCTCAACCCGCTTATCGACCGCGTGTTCTCCATTATGGCGCGCAAGAACATGCTTCCGCCTCCACCTGACGTTATGCAGGGCATGCCGCTGCGCATCGAGTACATCTCCGTTATGGCTCAGGCGCAGAAATCTATCGGCCTCACCAGCCTGTCGCAGACCGTTGGCTTTATCGGCCAGCTCGCACAGTTCAAACCTGAAGCGCTCGACAAGCTGGACGCGGATCAGGCTATCGACGCGTTCGCAGAGATGGCAGGCACGTCGCCAACCGTCATTGTTCCGCAGGAGCAGGTGCAGCAGATTCGCGAGGATCGAGCCAAACAGCAGCAGGCAGCCCAGGCGCTGGCAATGGGCCAGGCAGTAACGCAGGGAGCCAAGACGCTCAGCGAGACGCAGACCACAGACCCAAGCGCACTGACAGCAATCACTAACGCAGTTGGAGCGGCGCAGCAATGACGGACTTCGATGAAGAAGAACTGCGCATTCAGAACGAGCGTAAGAAGCACGATCTGGAGCAGCGCGAGAAGGACGACATCAAGTTCGTCATGGATAGCGAACAGGGCCGCCGCGTCGTGTGGTGGCTGCTGGAGAAAGGTCAGGTGTTCGGTACCTGCTTCAACGTAGACCCGAACATCACAGCATTCAACGAAGGGCAGCGCAACCTGGCTCTGGTTCTGTTTCAGCGCGTCATGACGCACTGCCCCGATCAGTATCTGAAGATGGCCGCAGAGGCCAGTGAACAGGAGTAACCATGAATTTATTAGAACGTTTGCTGCATCGCCGTCTTTGCAATGAGCAACCTGCTGATGGTGGCTCTTCACCGGCACCGTCTGAGCCATCCGCACCTGCTGCTGATGCTCCGGCACCTGCTGCTGACCCGGCCAAACCAGAAGGCGATAAACCACAGCCTGGCACTGAAGGCGACAAGCCTCAGGACGATAAGCCCGCTGATGGTGATAAGCCAGCAGACAAGCCTGCTGAAGAAAAAGACCAGAAGCAGGAAGGCGCGCCGGAGAAATACGAATTTAAGGCTGGAGAAGGCGTTGAGCTTGACACCGAAGCGCTGAAGGACTTCGAGCCGGTTGCCCGCGAGCTGAACCTGACAAACGAGCAGGCGCAGAAGCTGGTGGACGCATATCCAAAAATTCTGGCCGGTGTGCAGCAGCGTCAGGCAGAAGCCTGGCAGGCGCAGACAGAACAGTGGGCAGCCGACGTGAAGGCAGACAAGGAGATCGGCGGCGACAAGCTGACCGCAAACCTCAGCGCTGCGCAGCGTGCACTGGAACAATTCGGCGATCCAGAACTGAAAGAGTACCTGGACTCAACCGGTCTGGGTAATCACCCGGCGCTTGTTAAAGCGTTTATCAAAGTCGGCAAGGCAATGTCAGAAGACAAGGTTGTCACCGGCGGTCATGAAAGCGGCGGCAGTGACCTTATCTCCGCCTTCTATCCCAAAAAGTGAGGTATGAAAAATGGCTTTAATCGGTCAAACTCTGCCATCGTTGCTTGACATCTACAATCGTACTGACAAGAACGGGCGAATCGCGCGCATCGTGGAGCAGTTGGCGAAAACCAACGACATCCTGACCGATGCGATCTATGTGCCGTGTAACGACGGCTCTAAGCATAAAACCACCATCCGCGCAGGTATTCCTGAGCCGGTATGGCGCCGCTATAACCAGGGCGTTCAGCCAACCAAAACCCAGACCGTGCCAGTAACCGATACAACCGGTATGTTGTACGACCTGGGCTTTGTCGATAAAGACCTGGCAGATCGCTCAAACAACGCAGAAGCATTCCGTGTTTCTGAAAACATGGGCAAACTGCAGGGCTTCAACAACAAAGTCGCGCGTTATACCTTCTACGGCAATACCGATGCCGAGCCTGAAGCATTCATGGGCCTGGCTCCGCGTTTCAACACGCTCAGCACCAGCAAGGCCGCAAGCGCAGAAAACGTATTCAGCGCCGGTGGTTCTGGTTCCACTAATACCTCCATCTGGTTTATGTCATGGGGCGAAATGACTGCTCACATGATCTACCCGGAAGGCATGGTCGCAGGTTTCCAGCATGAAGACCTCGGCGATGATCTGGTGGACGACGGCAATGGCGGCAAATACCGCGCATACCGTGATGAGTTCAAATGGAACCTCGGCCTGAGCGTTCGTGACTGGCGTTCAATCTCCCGTATCTGCAACATCGATGTCACCACCCTGACTAAAGACGCATCAACTGGTGCTGATCTGATCAGCATGATGGTCGATGCGTACTATGCACGTGATGTTGCAATGCTGGGTGATGGTAAAGAAGTCATCTACTGCAACAAAACAATTCACGCGTGGCTGCACAAGCAGGCAATGAACGCGAAAAACGTCAACCTGACTATCGAAGAGTATGCCGGTAAGAAAGTGGTTTCTTTCCTCGGCATTCCGATCCGTCGCGCTGATGCCCTGCTCAACACTGAATCTGCCGTAACGGCGTAAGGAGAGAGAATCATGTTGCTTGATCAACAGGCTTTGTTCTCCGCGGCTCAGGCCATTACGGCCACCGCGGCATCAACCAACGTTATTGACACCGGCTCCAGTAAGGATGTCGGTAAATATGGCGATATCCCGCTGCTGATTCAGGTTGTTGAGGCATTTAACACCCTGACCAGCCTGACTGTAACGGTGCAGACCGATGATAACTCGGCATTCAGTTCTCCAACGGACGTGATCTCTATGGTCATCCCGCTGGCATCCCTGACCGTTGGTTACAAAACGCCGGTCATCACGCTGCCGATGAAGCTGGAGCGCTACATCCGCCTTAACTACACCGTCACCGGTACCGCGCCGACCACTGGCAAAGTAACCGCTGGCATTGTTGGCGGGGTGCAGACCAATGTCTAAATATCGCGTCAAAGAACGCTCCTTCATTAACGGCAAGCTCTGCGAGCCTGGCGATATTGTGGAGTTTTCCGGGGAGGCTGGAAAAAACCTTATCCCTTATAACGACGGTGATGTCGTGGTGAAGGCTGACGATCTGCCAACCAATGAAGAGCTTCAGGAGCTGGACCAGCTTCGTACCATTTACGAAGAGATGTTCGGCGAAGCTCCGCATAAAAACACCAGCGCAAAAACTCTCAAAGAGAAGATTGATGCCCGGCGTAAAGAACTGGGCGTGTAAGCGCTCGATAAAGTGCTAAAAGCCGGGGCCATTCGGCCCCGCTTTTCTATGCGGAGACCTGAGAATGAAAACTGTAAACATGAAAACAGGCACCGACTCATTCGTTGGTGAAGATGGAAAACCAGAAACCAAAGATCAGTATCCGTGGGGGCTGCGCATCACGCTGGATAATGAATCTCTGCAACGCCTCGGCCTGAATGCAAAATCACTGCCAGCGGTAGGTGATAGCGTATCAGTTATGGCAATGGCTAACGTATGTTCTGTATCTACCCGCACTACAGATCACGGTGAAGACAACTATGTTGAGCTTCAGATCACTGATATTGGCCTGGCTCCACAGAAACGTGATGATGCCAAAGAGCTGAAAGATGCATTCTACCCAGGCGGGGAGGATGATTAATGGCCTCCGTTATCGAGATCTGCAACCGTGCGCTGAGCAATATCGGCAACAGCCGCAGCATTAACAGCCTGACCGAAGCGAGTAAAGAAGCCGGGCAGTGCTCCCTGCATTTCGATTCCTGCCGCGATTCTGCGCTGGCGGACTTCGACTGGAACTTTGCCACCAAACGCCTGGCGCTGGCCGACACCAACAATCCGCCGCCGGACTGGGCTTATTCCTACCAGTATCCGACTGACTGCCTGCGCATCACCGAAATTATGGTGCCCGGTATCCGTAATCCTACGGCTGCCATGCGCATCAACTATGAGGTTGGGGCTGATGCCGACGGCACCGGAAAGCTGATCTATACAGACCAGCCTCAGGCATGGCTGAAGTACATCGCACGCGTCACCGACGTGAACATGTTCGATGCCATCTTCATGGAAGCGCTGTCCTGGCGCCTGGCGGCCGCCATCAACATGCCGCTTACTGGCAGCGCAGATCTCGGTAACAACGCACTGACTATGTACCGCAGCGTCATCCTGAGCGCTGGCTCGCACAGCCAGAACGAATCTCAGGAGCCGCAGCCGCCAGTTGATGAGTTCACCGCAGCGAGGTTGTCATAATGGCTTTCAGTTGGATCCAGCCGAGCTTTGCCGGTGGTGAGATTGGCCCGTCGCTGTACGGGCGCATCGATATGTCGAAGTATCAGGTGGCGCTGCGCAAATGTGATAACTTTATCGTTCGCCAGTATGGTGGGGTGGAGAATCGCCCGGGCACGCGCTTCGTCGGAGAAGCCAAATATCCGACGCGAAAATGCCGCCTTATTCCTTTCCAGTTCTCTACCGTCCAGACCTATGCGCTGGAGTTCGGGCACAACTACATGCGCGTTATCAAAGACGGCGCGTATGTGCTGAACAGCAGCAATGTGATCTACGAGCTGGCTATGCCGTATGCAGAGGCCGACCTGTTCCGCATCAAATTCACGCAGAGCGCCGATGTGCTTACGCTGGTTCACCCGTCCTACCCGCCGAAGGAGTTGCGCCGCTACGCGCATGACAACTGGCAGATCGTCGACGTCACCACCAAAAACGGACCTTTCGAAGATATCAACGTTGACGAGTCAGTGAAGGTATACGCCAGTGCCAGCACCGGGACCATTACGCTGACGGCCAGCTCTTCTATCTTCGGTGCCGAGCAGGTAGGGAAACTCTTCTATCTCGAACAGCCGGCGGTTGATTCCGTTCCCGTATGGGAGACCAGAAAGACCACCGCTATCAACGATGTGCGTCGCGCCGACAGCAACTACTACCGCGCCAATACTGGCGGCACCACTGGCACACTTCGTCCGTCCCACACAGAAGGTATGTCATGGGATGGCTGGGGTGGTGATACCGGCATTCAGTGGGAATATCTCCACAGCGGTTTCGGCATTGCGCGAATCACTGCTGTAGCGGGTACAACCGCAACTGCAACGGTGGTTAGCTATATCCCTTCTCAGGTCGTTGGCTCCGCTAACGGTAGCTATAAATGGGCAAAATATGCCTGGAACAGCGTCAACGGCTACCCGAGCACGGTCGTCTATTATCAGCAGCGTCTGTATTTTGCCGCGTCTACCGCTTACCCACAAACCATCTGGGCGAGCCGTACCGGTGACTATAAAGACTTTGGCAAGAGCAACCCCATTCAGGATGACGATCGCATTATCTACACCTATGCCGGGCGCCAGGTAAATGAGATTCGCCATCTTATCGATGTAGGCAGCCTGGTTGCGTTGACGTCCGGCGGGGAATATACGATATCCGGAGACCAGAATAAGGTGCTCACGCCGTCGGCTTTCTCGTTCAGCTCGCAGGGAAACAACGGTTCCAGCAATGTGCCGCCGATCGCCGTGGCAAACATCGCGTTGTTCATCCAGGAAAAGGGGAGTGTGGTGCGTGATCTGGCTTACTCCTTCGACGTCGACGGGTACCAGGGCACTGACCTGACCATACTGGCAAACCATCTTTTCCAGAAACGCAGCATTGTAGACTGGTCATTCTGCATCGTGCCGTACAGCAGCGCGTTCTGCATCCGCGACGACGGAAAACTGCTGGTGCTGACCTATCTGCGTGATCAGCAGGTATTCGCCTGGGCACCGCAGTCCAGCACCGGGAAGTACGAAAGCACCTGCTCCATCAGCGAAGGCAGTGAGGACGCTGTTTATTTCGTGGTTAACCGGACCATCAACGGCCAGACGAAACGTTACATCGAACGTCTTTCCAGCCGCCTGTTTACCAGTGATGAAGACGCATTCTTTGTCGACTGTGGGCTGAGCTATGACGGGCGTAACACATCATCCAGGACGATGACCATCAGCGGCGGCACCGGAGAATGGAGCTATCAGGTCGACTACCCGGTGACGATAAGCGGTGGTGCTTACTTTGAAAATACGGACGTTGACGCTCAGATCCAGTTCCCGTACTCAGAGGCTGATCCTGACACCGGAGAGGTGGTTGCGAAGGAGCTACGCGGCAACATCATTTCTGTAACCAGCACTACGGCGGTGGTCGTGCGATTTAACCGAGATGTTCCTGCTGTGCTGCGCAATGCGGCCACAACAAACTGGCAGATGGCCCGCCAGACTTTCAGCGGCCTGTCACACCTAGAAGGCCAGACAGTCAACATACTCTCAGACGCCAGCGTTGAGCCACAGAAAACCGTAACAGGCGGTGCTGTCACGCTCGAATCTCCGGGCGCGGTAGTTCATATCGGACTGCCGATCACTGCTGAGTTCGAAACGCTGGACATCAACATCAATGGCCAGGAAACGCTGCTGGATAAAAAGCAGGTGATCCCCACTGTCACGATGGTGGTAAATGCCAGCCGCGGAATATGGGCAACCACGCCTGGTGGCACATGGTACGAGTATCCACAGCGTGAGTTCGAGTTTTACGACGACCCTGTTGATGACGCTACCGGAAAAGTTGAGGTGAAGCTCGACAGCAACTGGGATAAAAACGGACGCGTTAAGGTGCGCCAGCTCGATCCGCTGCCGCTGTCAGTTCTGGCTGTCATTCCGCGCATGACGGTTGGGGGATTCTGATGATTAAAGCTCAGATCGTACCGGCAACCGCAGAGCATATCGAAGCCATGCTGCCGCATGTCCGCCAGGCTGATGTTGATGAATTTCTGGCGACAAACGGATGGAGCCCGCGCCGCGTGCTTGAAACCGGTCTGCGCACGTCAACTTTCGCCTGCGCAGGGCTTATCAACGGGGAGGTGGTGACCATCTTCGGCGTGGCACCGGCATCTATGATCGGCGGCAACGGCATCCCGTGGCTGGTGGGCACCGACGCGCTGGAGAAATACCAGCGTACCTTCCTGCGCCGCTGCGGGAAAGTGGTCAATGCAATGCTGGCTGTTTACCCGTATCTTGAAAACTATGTTGATGCCCGCAACCACACAGCGCGTATCTGGCTGCACTGGCTGGGATTCACCATTGAAGAGCCGCAGCCATACGGCGCTCACGGTCTTCTGTTTCACCGCTTCCACATGGAGAGAAAATAATGTGTGAACCCACCACAATTTTAGCCGGTGCGACACTCGCGGCAGGCGCGCTGTCCGCTTACGACCAGTATCAGACCGGGAAATACACCTCTGCAGTAGCGGAGCAAAATGCTGATGTGGCAGAAGCGCAGGCGCAGGACTCAATTAACCGTGGCAATGCCCAGGCCGAGGAAGTGCGACGCCGTAATCGCCAGGCAGCCGGCACCCAGGCGGCAACCATGGGTGCCACCGGTGCGGATCTCTCAACCGGTAACGCTCTGGACATCTTCGGGGATACCGCTCAGTTCGGCACGCTGGATGCTCTGACGACCGTTAACAACGCCCAGCGCGAGGCTTACGGCTATCAGGTTCAGTCTGCTAACTATGACGCCCAGGCGGTATCAGCGCGTAAGCAGGGGAATATGGGGGCCGCTACCACGTTGCTTACTACGCCGCTGCAGGCGTATGGCGCTTATCAAATGGCTGGCGGTACATGGTCGCCGTTCTCGCAGAAAGCCGCACCAATCAGCGCGGCAGTCGGCACTCGTACCGGTCGATAAGGAGATACCGAAATGCCTACAGTACCAACAGTCACCGGTCGCCAGGTTGAAAGCCGTGGATTCCAGTCTCCAGGCCTTCAGGCATTCGAGCAGCCCAATGTCGGCGACGTCATTTCTCAGGTGGCACCAAAGGCTATCGACATGTTCGCGCAGGCCAAGCAGCGGGCTGATGTTGCCCAGGCACAGGATGCATCGCTGCAACTCAGCCAGATTTCCAGCGATCTGCTGACCAACCCTGATACCGGACTGCTGAATCTTCAGGGTAAAAATGCACTCGGTAAGGGCCAGGAGTACACCCAAAAGTTTGATTCTCAGGCCGAGCAGATCGCCATGACGCTGCCGGAAGGTGCCCGCGCAGGTTTCATGCAGCAGGCGCAGCAGCAGCGCATTCAGTTCACGACGCAGGCCGGGCGGCATGAGATCAGCCAGCTCAATGCCTACGAAGAAGGTCAGTTCCAGGCTACGCTCGAGAACAACGGGAAGCTGGCAGCATCTGCGTACGGCGACAACGCCAACTATGTGCTGTACAACCAGCAGACCTTCCAGCAGATCGAAACCTATGGCGCCGCGCATGGCTGGAGCGCCGAGCAAATTCAGGCGAAAAAGACCGAATTTAAGGAGAAGGTTGCTGATACTGCCCTTTCTCAGTGGTCGGCGAATAACTCTATCGAGTTCATTCAGAGCAATGGCGAGCTGAGCGACACAGTTTCTGGTTCAAAGCGGGCAACGGTTAATCCGTATGGTGGAGATCCTAAAACCACAAAAGGAATGGTGACTCAGGGTAATATCAACCTGTTTAATCGACCATCTGTTAAAAACGAAGATGGAACGATCAGTACCGTTCGAACAATTTCCATTGGAACAGATTCAGGTGAAGTCCTGATTCCTACCGTAAGCGACGATGGAAAATTACTCTCTGACGATGAAGCCATTGCGTTATATGAAAAAACTGGCAAGCACCTAGGCATATTCGACAACCCTGAAGATGCCACAGCCTACGCTGAGAGGCTGCACGAACAGCAGGATCAGTATTATGTAAAAGGTGAGAAAGGCGACGCTCGCGGCATTCGCAATAACAACCCCGGAAACCTCGAATACAGCAAAACAAATCCATGGGTTGGACAGACCGGTGATGATGGTCGATTTGCTAAATTCGAAACTCCTGAGCATGGCATCCGCGCGCTGGGCCGCAACCTGCTGTCTTACCAGCGCCAGGGGATCGATACCGTCAGTGACATTATCAACCGCTGGGCGCCGCCGTCCGACAATAACAATACCGATGCCTACATTAAGGCAGTATGCGCGCAGCTTGGTGTGACTGCGGATCAGCAGCTTGACGCATCAAACCCTGACACGCTGAAGGCCCTGTGTGCTGCAATCATCCAGCATGAGAACGGTAGCCAGCCATACAGCGACCAGCAGCTCGCCACCGGTGTCAGTGCAGCTATTGGCCTGTCTCAGCTGCCGACCAGCACCAAACGTTACACCGGCAATGCTGCATTCGACGCTGCATCTCCTGAAGCGCAGGCGACATTCCTGCGACAGGCTGACCAAATTCGCAAGCAGCAGCAGGCAGAATATCGCACCAGTATCGACAGCCGGGTACGCGATGCCAGCGCGGCATACATGCGCGGTGTGGATTTCCCCAATGCTCCGACTCAGACCGACTTCCTGGCGGCCTATGGGGTGCGGGAAGGTAATCTCCGTTACACCGAATTCAGGAACACGCAGATCGCCGGGCAGTACATTGGCTCATTCCGCAACATGCCGACGAGCAGCATTACAGCCTACGTCAATCAGTTGAAGCCAGGAACCGAGGAAACCGGCGAGGGATATGCTTCCCGTGCCGAATTATTCGATCAGGTATCGGCTGCGGCCACGAAGGTGATCAGCCAGCGCCAGAATAATCCGTTCAACGCTGCGGTAGAGATTGGCGCCTATAAGCCGATCTCCAGCAATAACCCTAACGACATCACTGCGGAGGTGGCCAACCGGTTCTCATCTCAGGAAAGCCTGCGTGCGCTGGGCATCAATGCGCCTATCCTGTCGAGTGAGGAGGCTGCGGCTCTGTCTGAACAGGTACGCGGCACCAAAGACGTTAACCAGACCATCAGTCTGCTGCAGAGCATGGGGGAAACGTTGTCTGCTCCGGCAATGCGTCAGGTCGCCTCTGCCATCGCGCCGAACAACGCGGCTACAGCCTATTCTGCGTTGCTGCTTGGCACGCCTGACAACCAGTACGACAACACAAAGCCGTCTATCGCCTACAGCCAGTTCATTGGCTACAAGCCAACCATGAACAAGTACGACGTATCGAAGGTGATCCTGGCAGGTGACCAGTTGCTTAACCCGACCAAGGCTATGAAAGACGCGGGCATAACTCCGGTCCAGTTGCCGAGCGAAGATAAGCTTAAGCGCGCATTCGACGATCAGGTTGGTAATGCATTCGCCAACAACCCGCAGGCGCGCCAGCTCAGTTACAACCTTTTCAAAGCCGCTTACGCCGGGATCGCTTATCAGTCCGGAGACGCTTCCATGACGCGCACTGATGCAGCCAACTCCGACGTAGTGGAAAAGGCGGCGCAATACGCCACAGGCGGCGTGTACAAGGGCTTTAATGGTGGCGATGTGGTAATGCCGTTCGGCATGGATAAATCTACGTTCAATGACCGTTACACAGCGTCCGCACAGCAGGCGCTGAAAGATGCCGGGCTGAACGTCAACGCCGCATCAAACTTCACCCCGGTTAATATCGGCAACAACCAGTACCGTCTGGTAAGCGGCAGCGGGCGCTGGGCGACGGATCCGAAAACCAATGAAGCTATCGTCGTGAGGGTCGAATAATGTCTGATGTATTTTCTCTGGCTCCGGAAGGCCAGGCGTGGACCGACGATAAAACAGCAGCCAATCCGGCACGACCAGAAGATTATGAGCCTACATTCTTCCAGGGCTCAATTGCTGCACCGGTGCGCGGCGTGGCGGAAGGTACTCTCGGCCTGGCTCAGTCCGCCGTTGGTTTTAGCAAGCGTCTGATCAGCGATCCTGCATTCACCGCAGACGTGGCGCCAACGGTTAATATCTTCCGGGTGATGTTCCCTGATGCCGACAAAGCGCTGAATGACACCTACGACACGATCGGCAAACAACTGCAGGATGCACGCGGATACGTGAAGCCTGATGCGGGTAGCCAGGGAACCGCTGCCGAGGTGATTTACGGTCTCGGCCAGTTTGTACCATCGATAGGTGCGACCATTGTCGGCGGTCCTGCCGTCGGCGCCGCCACCGCATTCAGCTCTACGTATGAACAGTCCTATCAGGATTTCAAAGGAAAGGGCGTAGACGAGTCGACGGCTCGCAACCTGGCAACTCAGCAGAGCCTTTTCAACGCCGCGGGCATGGCTTTACCTGCTGCCGTCGGCACCACGCTGGCAACACGCATCGCTTCAGGCGTGGCAATCAACACCGGATTCGGTGGCCTGAACCGTTACTCAGTCGGCGAAACGCTGGAGAAAAAAGGATACACCGAGATGGCGAAGCAGTACCGGGTATTCGACGGCCAGGCCATGCTGGTGGATGCGGTGCTGGGAGGCGCTTTTGGTGGTGCCCATCACCTGGCCCCGCGTAATGCTGATGTGCCACCTCCGGCAGATGCTGAAACGCAGATCCCGGCAGCAGAAGTGCAGAGTGTTCCTGATGCTACCGCAGAGCCATCACCTGTGGGCGAAGCTACGCCAGTAACGGATGCGCCTGGTGCACCGGTGCGATCTGATACCCAGACGCCAGTGACAGAGACCGCCGCAGCGTCAGATATTCCGGCCATTAAGCCGAGCGACATCGATGCAGCACACACGCTGAATGAGGGACTGTATTACGACCTGGAATCCTCCCCTGTGCTGCACGCCAGCAACGAGAGCATTAACAGCCATGTGGCAGCCATGGATGAAGCGTACCGGCAACTGAATGATGGCCAGCCTGTTAACGTCGGAATGATGGCGCGCGGGCTGGATGGTCCGGCCCGGCCTGGCATGCTGGAATCTGCAAACGAGCAGTACCATGCAATGCAGCAGGTTTTCGAAGAGAATGGTGTCAGATATGAAACGCCGTCAGAACTGGCTGGAGAGGCTCCGGCGCCGCGCGCCGAAAGTGCATTCACGGCAGCAGACGAAACTGGCGGGCAGGTCAGCGTTGATCCAGATACAGGCCAGGCGATTTCATCAAACAGTTACGACCTGATGGCGGCGCGCGATATGGCCACCACCAATCCGGATTTGACAATTACGCACCCTGACACCGGGCAGCCTGCAAAACTCTCCGATGTTCTGGCTGAATTTGATGAGCAAATCCAGACCGTGCAGAACGAATCGAAAGTGTATTCAGTCGCCGCTGCGTGCTTCCTGAGGAACCCATAATGAAACAGGCATGTGTTGAAGCCATTGCGCAGACACTTGGCCGCCAGCCAAAGGCTGACGAGCTGAAAGGTATTGAGGACCGTATCAAAGAAGCCGTGCGCCAGGTGCATAAAAAAAATGCCAGGGAAGGCAAGACTGGCATCCCTGATGCACAGACGTATATGGAGGCCGCCGATCTGGTGCGTCAGCGCGTTGTGCATGACGTCTATAAGAAGCGCCAGCGCGTCGCTCAGAACGCGATCGCTATCAGCAGGGTGACAGAAACCCTCGATGCTAACATCCCGCCAGAGCAGCAAACTCCCGCCAATTTGCAGCAGTTTATATTTGCAGGGCGGCGGACAACTGACGGAAAAGATATTGCGGTCACATCGGCTGAGGAACTGGCTACCGGTGCATATCAGGACTGGTCCCGCCAACTCAGCGCTGAACTGCTCAAAGCCGGTGATGACGTCCGTAAATTCTTCGAGCAGAGCAAAGCACTCGGCGAGCAGCGTTTCCGTAGTCTGTTCGACCAGCAGGCTGCAAAGTCTGCACAATTCCAGATCCTGAAAGAGCTTTACGGCGAGGATACCGGGAACCCGCAGGCGAAGAAAATCGCACAGGTATGGAATGACGTAACCAGCCGGGCTCGGCAGGAAATGAACGACAACGGATTTGATATCGGCCTGCGCGATGACTGGCATCTGCCCTATGTGGATGACGCTGATTTTATTCGCAACGCCGGGCGAGATGAATGGTTGGCATCATTGCCGGTGGCAGAACAGGCCAAAGCGAGACTGTCAGGCCGCCAGCCTCCGATTGAGTTTGCCCGCCAGGCATGGGTGGACGACGTTTACAATACGCAGGATCGCAGCAACTACGTTAATCCGGACGGCAGCCCGATGAATGACATCGAGTATCGCCAGGCGCTTGAAGCTATTTTCGAAACGAAGGCCACCGACGGGGCCAACAAAATCGACCCGGGCGCATTCATGGGCACCGGCGGGATAAAGAACCGCGGCTCCCAGAGCAGAGTGATGGCGTTCAAGGATGCACAGTCACACTTCGCCTACATGGAGCGCTACACTCAGCAGCCGGTGGCTGGTGTTATGATGTCACACCTTCAATCCTCGTCCCGTGATCTTGGCGTCGTTAAAGCTTTCGGCCCGGACGCTGCCCGCAACTTTTCCCTGGTGCTGGACCGCGTATATCAGCGTGCGGTAACCGGCGGGAAGGAAGTGGGCAAGATGAACGAAGAACGCAAGATGGTCGAGCGGATGTTTAACTCTATGGCCGGGCTTAACGGCGCGGCCACATCGAGCGTGTTCACGTCAGCAGTTGGCGGTCTTCGTAACCTGATGACCAGCGCCATGCTCGGTACCAGCGTCCTGACAGCAACCAGCGACCAGGCCATTATGCGCGCCAATGCCCAGGCGCTCGGTTTCACCCGCGACGGCATGCGCCTGTCAGCCAACACCATCAAGAACCTTTTCAGTGGTGACGCGAAAAGGGCGAATGCTGAACTGGGCCTGCTGGTGGATTCGCATGCTGCTGTTGTTTCAAAGATGGGCGGATTTGACCTGTCGCGCGGAATTACCGGCTGGTTTGCAGAGAAGACTCTGAAGTGGTCAGGGCTGATCGCAATGGACCGCGCCAACAAAGCGGCGTTCGGCCTGCTGATGTACAAAAACATTGGAGAGCTCACCCGCAAATTTAAGACGCTGGACGATGTTAAAGGGTCAGATAAAACCATCCTGGCCAACAAAGGCTGGAGCAATGAGGACTGGGCTATCATGGCAGCAGCAGACCTTCAGCCAATGACCACCGCCGGGCATAAGGGCATGACGCCTGACGCTATTTATGCCGTGCCTGACGACGTGATCACCGGAATCATGGCAGACCGTATTGCACAGGTTCGCGCCGGGAGTGAAGCAGCTCTGGCCGCGCTTGGCGATCTTCCTCCTGAGCGCCTGAAACGGATGAAAGAAGCATTCGATGCAGAAGCAGAGCAGACCATCACGCGCATGGTTCGCAATGCCCGCGCTGAAGCCGCGCAGAAATTGTTGGGGATCACCCACGGTGAAATGACCAGCGCCGTAACGACGGCCACCGGCCTGGACACCTATGCCCGTGACGATGCCGGGCAGTTGATTAAGAGCTTCATGCTCTTCAAAACAACGCCGTTTGCCGGGTTCCGCCAACTGGTGAACCGAGCCAATGATCTCGATACTGTTCCGGCGCTTAAATTCCTCGCTTCATACATTGCTGGTACGACACTGGCCGGGATGTTTGCAAACCAGATGAACAGCCTGCTGACCGGTAATGACCCACTGGATATGACAAAGCCAACTACATGGGTACAGGCGTTGCTGAAGGGGGGATCATTCGGTATCTACGGCGATTTCCTCTTCCAGGACCATACGCAATATGGCTCAAGTATCGCGGCAACCATTGGCGGCCCGGTGCTCAGCTTCGCAGAACAGTTAACCAAACTACTGATCACGAACCCGCAGAAGGCGCTTCAGGGCGAGGAAACATCTTTCGGTGCCGATGCGCTGAAGACGGCCCGCATGATAACCCCGTTCGCTAATCTCTGGTACGCGAAGGCAATCACCAACCACCTGATACTGCAGCAACTGCAGGAGATGGCAAACCCAGGCTATAACGACCGGGTAAGGGACCGTGCGCAGCGGGAATTCAATACAACGAGCTGGTGGGAGCCTGGTGAAACTTCGCCGCGCCGCGCTCCAGATCTCGGAAAGGCAGTGGGGCAATAATGGATATCTTAATCAAGATAGGGTTGATTCTGTTCTGGTTTGCTGCCGTTGTGGTCTGCGGCACGGCGTATCTTGTGGCGATAATTTTCGCGATCAGGAAAGGATGGTTAGGAGAGACATCGGCGAAGGTCGTTTACTTCGCGACCTTCGTTATTATCGCCGCGATAGTGTATAAATTACCGCTTGTGTGACATGTCACGAGGCCGCTAATGCGGCCTTTTTTTTATGTCGTTTCCTGCTTCAGTTTTTCCACGCAGTAATCAAGATGCATCTGCAGATCCTTCATGGACATCTGCGAGCTGGTGACATAGTTCACCAGGGCAGTCAGCTCTGCCATCGGGCCATCAACATTAAAGCCATCCTCACCCAACTGGCGCAGCAACGTCATCAGGTGCGAATCTTCAACAAGGGAGCGGACGCCTCCCGGCGTGTGTATGCGTTCGGCAAAGCCTTTTTCCAGCGGGTGATGATACTGACGTTGCATCTGATATTCTCCATGCATTCACTGTATGTATGTACAGTAGCAAAAGTCCTAAAGACTATCCAGCACGATTTGTGAATTACCTGAAAGGTAATATATTTGGTGTTTGTTATTCAATCAATTCATATAAGGTTTGCCAGGTAATAAACTGTCCAGATGATGCACGCGCGCCGGGCGCTGCTTTACTGGAGACAGGCCATGACGGTATCAACCGTAGTTGACCATAACGATTACACCGGGAACGGCGTTACGACATCTTTCCCGTATACCTTCCGCATATTCAAGAAAACAGATCTGACCGTCTCGGTTGTAGACCTTGATGAAAACATTACTGTTCTGGTGCTGGACACGGACTACACCGTGACGAATGCCGGTGGTTACAACGGCGGTAACGTGGTGCTCACAACACCGCTGGCTGATGGCTGGCAGATCTCCATTGCTCGTGAGCTGGAGCCAACCCAGGAAACAGACCTGCGAAACCAGGGAAAGTTCTTCGCTGAGGTGCATGAGGACGCTTTCGATAAGCTGACAATGCTGATCCAGCAGGTAGGCAGCATGTTCCGCCTGGCGCTGCGTAAGCCTTCCAGTATCGCGAACTGGTACGACGCGCTGAACAACTACATTCGCAATTTGCGCGACCCTCGAGACCCGCAAGACGCGGCCACAAAGAACTATGTGGACAGTGTCGCATCAGGAAATCTCAGCAGAACATTACGGGTTCCTGAGCCGATCAATCAGTTACCATCGGCAGCTGACAGGGCAAACAAAATGCCGGTGTTCGACAGTGCAGGTAACGCGATTGTAGTGTTCCCTCCATCTGGCTCAGCAACTGATGTCATGATTGAGCTGGCAAAGCCTACTGGCGCAGGCCTGGTTGGAGCTTATGATGCTGATGGGAACACCACAACAGTACAGGGTGAACTTAATAACATTAATAGCAATTTTTCAGAAACGCCAAAAGATTACTTTATCGGATCTTTTTTTAACAGCAACAGCGATGTAAGTCTGACTCTTTTTAAATCGTTTGACGGCATTAACTTTTCTGTAATGAATAAGTCACCTTTACTTACTAATACTGGATCACCAGTTGGTAACAGGGACCCCAGCATTGTGTTTTATAAAGGATGTTGGTACGTAGCCGTAACTGGAGCCAGTGCTGACTCAGATTTTCATATCCTTAAATCATACGATTTAATTAACTGGACAGATAACCTTTGTAAGGCAGGTACTGGCCTCTGGGGTAAGCCAGGTAGCACCATCGGCGGTACGATCCCGGTAATTTCACCAATATGGGCACCAAGTTTATTTGTCGATGGTGGTGAGCTTTATTGCCAGATTAACGTGGCGTACAACCCACCAGCACCAGACATAAATGGCACCAACGTTAACTGGATGGTACCTTTCAGTTGCCGATGCAATAATATCAACAATCTTACCTTTGACAGTGCTGTGCAGATGATGTCCGATACTTCTGTTCAGAGGATTGATGTAGAAGTGTCAAAGATCACTTCAGGTTATGCGATTGTCATCAAGAATGAATACAACAAGCATATTGAAGTGTGGACGTCATCAACGTATATCGGTGGATACACACGAATTGCAGATCTTGATTTTGGTGGCACTCCTGTAGAGGGGCCTAGTTTGGTATGGATGAACCAGACCTCAAAGTGGAGGTTATACGCCGATGCATTTAATCAGAATGGTGTAACGTGGTGTACTGACTCTACAAACCTTACTTCGTGGACATCCCCGGTTAGGGTCCAGTCTCCTGGCCCAATGAGACATGGTACCGTCTACAATATTGCTAATAGTCCTGAAGCAAAATCAGCAGTAGCGTCTTTTGTAAAGGCAAGTGCCATTATGGACAGTGATTATGTTCCTCCGAAGTGGGCAGAAGGTGGGACTATCACAAGTGGTTCGCAAACAATTGTTCCGCAATGTAATTATGTATACAGAGTTGGCGGTTCAATTCAGGCTACAATTAATATTAATGAGAAAGGCGGAGACTATTTCTGGTTGCTTGTTGCTTCTGGAAATGCTGCTGCTGGGATTACGGTTGCTGGTTCTAAAGTTGATGGCTCGTTCTCCATTGGGTTCGGGCAAACAAATCTCCGATTGTACAAACTCATTTACAACACTCAGAGTGGTTTTTATCAATTGCAGGGCACTCCAAATCAGAAAGGAGATGCTGCAACATTTAACACTCAAACTGGATGGCCAACCATCTCTACTACATTTATACCTGTACACAACCGGACATATACAACCAATGGCGCGATATCGGCAACCACCATTACTGGATTGCCATCTACACCTCCTGATGGCACTCAGTTCCATATGTTTATCGGTTCAGAAACAACTGGCGGGTCAATTGTTATAAACTCGAATGCGACAAATGTCGAAATAGGAAGTTCAAATATAACACTTGCCGGGAATACTGGTAATGGTAATAAGTTGTATACTTTCAAGAAAATAAGTGGCGTTTGGCGCTTGCTGGCTTATTAATAAAGTTTGCGGGGTTGTTACAAACCCCGCAATACTAATCATTTAGTATATTTTACACGTAATTCAAGGAATGGCTTTTCTATTACGTAATAACTTAGATATGACACCATTATTACAACTGGTAAAATCATAGTTACTGCTGCAAGAATGAACTCCCCACCGTAAGGTGAAGTTGATCCTGATATTCTTAGCGCATACATTATAGGGGTGTGCAATAGATACATTGAGAAACTAATTCCGCCAAGACTAGTCAATACCTTATCTAATGTAAAATTCATTTTGTATGGGAAAATAAGATACCCAACAATAAAGAAGCCCCATAATATGGCATCACATGTAAATCCAAATACACATCTAAACCATGTTCCCCTGTCAAGCAGGAAATAAGATGTAATGATTATGAAGCTTGCAGGGAATAATAGAGTTTTAAATAGCTTTGTATTTATAAATCTTATTGTATCAATTCTGTTATATAAGACAGCAAACAGCATGCCAATCAAAAATTGGTCAATACGGCCGGTAATAGTATTGTAAAGGTTACCGTATTGTCCTACCCCCTTTATAGTCACTATCCCTAACTTTATTACAATGGCAAGAGCGATAAGCCCTATGATATATTTAATTCCGTATTTATTTAAAAATAATGCAAGGAATGGGAATATCAAATAAAACTGAAACTCAACAGCAATTGTCCATACTGGCCCGATAGGAAATATTTTGTCGTTAAGCGGGCCAGTGTTTAATTGCAAAGTTAATAATCTAAATATATCTTCAGGTGATGATGTTGCCCTTGTTACACAGATAAGAGCAAAAATAACCACGGTAAGCAGAGGGAATATTCTCAGCACCCTGTTTTTTATGAACTTAAAATACTGAATCTCCTTCTTTCCTTCACCAGAAATCAGGCAAAAAAGAAACCCTGAAAGAGTCAGGAAAAGAGCAACACCAGCTGTGCCGCTATTTATCCATGTTGCAATGACAGATTTAAGATCAAACAAGCCTCCATCCTGTTGGTAGTACTTACCTCGTGCGTGATAAATAATGACCATGCATGTTGCAAAAAATCTCAAATGATCAAGTCTTGAGAGGTAATTCATGTTTATAGCTTTCATTCAGAATCCGTAAATGGTTTTCACTTAAAGATTTCTGGATATTATCACCTTTAAGGTAATTTCGATAGGAGTAGTCTGAGGTTTTTTAATCCACATATGGTTTATTGTGTATGATGAACTCACCAACTAAGGGGGTTCTTATGCACATTAAACGGTGGTCACTATGTCGCACACGTTAACCACGGAAACGCTGAATCAGGGGCTTAGCCTGAGCGCGCTTATGTCTGTGGTCGCGGGTGTGCCGCCTGAGGTGGCTTTAGGGGCGCTTGCTGGTGCGGTAATTTTTGTTACCTCGGCAGTGGAGTATCCCATAAAGCGACGGTTACTTCTGGCGTTCCTCAGCTTCTTCTGCGGCCTTCTCTTCTACAAACCGACAGCAACACTTCTCATCGGCTTCGCATCCGCTTTCCCTGGCATCACCACAGATATGTTTGAGAAGGGGGTTGCGTACTCAGCAGGGGCGTTTGTTTCTTCAATCGTTGCTGTTGGTATCGGTACCTGGCTGTATCACCGTTCTGGAAATCCACGCGACCTGATCCCGGGGAGAAAAGACGATGACCAGTCCTGAACTCATCCTGAACGCCGCTATATGCGGCGGCATTGCAATCCGAGTCCTGCTGTTCCGCCGTGACGGGTCACGCCATCGGTGGTGGGGTGGATGGCTCGCCTACCTGCTGATCGTCGTGGCTGCCAGTGTACCTATCCGGACTTTCTACGGGTACTACGTCAGCGCCGACTGGTCAGAAATCATCATCAAAGCCGTGTTCCTGGCTGCGCTCATCAAGACAAAAGGGAACGTGGTACAAATCTTCAAGATAACGAGGTCCCAGCATGGACATTAAACAATTCCAGCGTGCCGCTGGTATCAGTGAGGTGCTGGCCGCGCGCTGGTTCCCGCATATTACTGCAGCCATGAAAGAGTTTGGTATCGATCAACCGCTGCACCAGGCGATGTTTATCGCACAGGTGGGTCATGAGTCCGGCGGATTCACCCGACTGCAGGAGAACTTCAACTACAGCGTGACCGGGCTGGCGGGATTCGTCCGCGCCGGGCGACTCACTCAGGGTCAGGCCAACGCGCTGGGCCGCCGTGCTGGTGAGCCATCGTTACCGCTGGAGCGGCAGCGTGCAATCGCCAACCTGGTGTACAGCAAACGCATGGGAAATAACGGTCCGACTGACGGCTGGTTCTACCGCGGTCGCGGGCTTATCCAGATCACCGGCCTGAATAACTACCGCGACTGTGGCAACGGCCTGAAGGTGGATCTGGTCAAGCAACCGGAACTGCTGGCGCAGGATGAATATGCGGCCCGCAGCGCAGCATGGTTCTTTGCCACCAAAGGCTGCATGAAGTACACCGGCGACCTGGTGCGCGTCACGCAGATCATCAATGGCGGCCAGAACGGTATCGACGACCGGCGCGCGCGGTACATCACTGCCAGTAAGGTGCTGGCGGTATGATCAGTGCATTCGTCAAAGCGTACTGGAAACAGTTGCTTATCGTGTTGATGCTTGCTGCTCTGGTCATCGGCTGCAGGGTTGCCTGGAATGAACACGGTGACCGGCAGTACGCCGCCGGGTATGCGCAGGCACAGGCAGATCAGAAACAGTCTGATGATAAGGCCAGGTCACAACGTGATCAGGAGAAAACACAAATTGAACGTGAAGCACAATCCCGTATCGATGTGGCGCGTGTTGACGCTGAGCATGCTAATACCGCTGCTGACAGCCTGCGCGCCGAGCTTGACAAAACCAAGCGACTCGCCGAACACTATACCGGATCTTTCCCCACTGGCACGCCAGCCAGCAAGGTCATCGGTGTGCTCGCCGACATGCTTGAAGAAAGCAACCGATCTTACATCGCAGCAGCAGAAGAGGCTGAGCGATATCGGTCTGCAGGACTCACATGCGAGCGACAGTACGACTCCCTGAAAGCGGGGCACTGATTTCCGGTGACGGTATATAAAACGGTACAGTGAAAATCAGGCTTCAGAAAGTTGTTACCAGTCAATTGGTTATGCATGTCGTAAATAATTGAGTGGGAATGATTTTCTACCCGGAAGCGTCTGGCACTAACATGTTCTAAATTATCTCTAAGCCCGCGGATTGCGGGCTTTTTTTTGAGCCATGGCAGGCAACCGCATGCATGGTTTAAACGTGGTAGTTTGAGAGGATGTTTTTTCGTTAAAACTATGGATTTCACCCGATTCCATGCTGCGACAATTCAAGACTAAAGATAAGCGTTACAAAGAAAATAACCATTTGGTTTATGGATGTTACCATTACCGCTGACCTGTCGCTTCTCGCTATGGCGTTGTCAGGTTAGTGCTAGGGGAGGACATTAGTTGTATATATGGATAAATACTAAGAGTTGTTTATTTTCGCCACAGATAAGCTCGCTTGAACAAATAGCTAGAAAAAGTTATTGGTATACCAACACGTTGTTGGTCACAGGAATGGTAGTTAATCGTTGTTAATATTTATCAATGATTTAACGTAAGTATATTATCTGTTAGAACTTGTGAAGGTGTGCCGACACAACATGAGCATATTATGGGTTATCCTCGGTCCCATACCCCGCGCAGCAATGTCTCTCGACAAAACGAACCGCTCAGTCGCGAGGGTGAGGACAATGAATGAGTTGTTCATTTTTTCAGCGCTTTAGGTAGCTTTTTAGGTTGGAGCGTGGTGAAGCTCCTCAACGAACTGATTGAAGCTAAGGGCATTGAGCATTGCATGAATCAACTCAGTGGAAATTTAAAGCACCAGTCTGATGCTCAGGCTGGCAAAAAATCAAAATAAATGGATTGATACGGACATGACAGACAGCATACAAACTGAAACAACCGAGGGAAAAATCATCATTAACTTGTTTGCTCCCAATCTTCCCGGAAGTACCAAAGAAGATGATCTCATTCAGAAATCTCTGCGTGATCAGTTAGTTGAGAGTATCCGAAACTCGGTTACTCTTCCTGACACCGATAAGTCTGCTGGGCTAACACGGTTTATTGATGAGTCCGGTCGTAATGTATTTTTTGTGGATGGTACTCGCGGTGCGGGTAAAACCACTTTTATCAATAGCGTGGTTAAATCTCTGAACAATGACCAAGGTGATGTAAAAGTTAGCATCAAGTGTTTGCCGACCATCGACCCTACCAAGTTGCCGCGTCATGAACCAATTTTGGTCACTGTGACTGCCCGTCTGAATAAAATGGTGTCCGACAAGTTAAAAGGATGCTGGGCGTCGAATGACTATAAAAAACAAAAAGAACAATGGCAGAATCACCTTGCGCAGCTCCAGCGTGGTTTACATCTGCTCACAGACAAGGAATATAAGCCGGAATATTTCAGTGATGCTTTGAAGCTGGATGCCCAGCTTGATTATTCCATTGGTGGCCAGGATTTGTCAGAAATCTTTGAGGAGCTGGTTAAACGAGCGTGTGAAATTCTCGGCTGCAAGGCCATTTTGATCACCTTTGATGATATTGATACTCAGTTTGACGCGGGTTGGGATGTACTTGAATCTATTCGTAAATTCTTTAACAGCCGGAAATTGGTGGTGGTGGCGACAGGTGACTTGCGCCTATATTCCCAATTGATTCGCGGTAAGCAATACGAAAATTACAGCAAAACTTTACTCGATCAGGAAAAAGAAAGCGCCCGCTTAGCAGAGCGAGGCTATATGGTTGAACACCTAGAACAGCAATATTTATTAAAAATTTTTCCGGTACAAAAGCGTATTCAACTAAAAACCATGTTGCAACTGGTCGGCGAAAAAGGAAAAGTCGGTAAAGAGGAGATCAAGGTTAAAACCGAGCCTGGCATGCAGGATAATGATGCCATAGATGTTCGGCAAGCGATTGGCGATGCTGTTAGGGAAGGCCTTAATTTGAGAGAGGGCTCTGATGCTGATATGTATGTGAATGAACTGCTGAAGCAGCCAGTGCGGTTGTTGATGCAGGTGCTTCAGGATTTCTATACCAAAAAATATCATGCTACATCGGTAAAACTTAGTGGTAAACAAAGCAGAAATGAAAGGCCTGATGAGTTATCAGTTCCGAATTTACTTAGAAATGCCTTATATGGTTCGATGCTAAGCAGCATTTATCGCGCAGGATTAAATTATGAACAGCATCGGTTTGGTATGGATTCGCTCTGTAAGGACATTTTCACCTATGTTAAGCAGGATCGTGATTTTAATACAGGATTTTATTTGCGTCCTCAGTCTGAAAGTGAAGCATTAAGAAATTGCTCTATTTACTTAGCGTCTCAGGTAAGTGAAAACTGTCAGGGCAGCCTGTCAAAGTTCCTACAGATGCTTTTGGTTGGTTGTGGTTCTGTCAGCATATTCAACCAATTTGTGACCAAGTTAGCACAGGCTGAAAAAGATAGAGAAAAATTCGAACAGCTTGTTAGTGAATATGTAGCTTATATGTCTGTTGGCAGAATTGAAAGCGCCTCACATTGGGCTAATCGGTGTTGTGCGGTGGTTGCAAACAACCCTAATGATGAAAATATTGGTGTTTTTCTTGGCATGGTGCAGTTAAATCGTAAATCACGCCAAAACATGCCTGAGGGTTACAAAAAATTTAACATTGATACTGAGAGTGGCTTGGCAAAAGCCGCAATGGCAGCTTCCTTGAGTACGGTAGCTTCAAGTAACCTTATGGATTTCAGTAGTGTTTTTAATCTGATTGGTGCTATCGCAGATATCTCTGCATGCCGTCGTGAAAGGCCTGCCATTACTAATGCTTTTAATAAAGTTATAGCTCAGACAACATGTATTGTTCCCCCATGGAGTGAGGCTGCTGCTCGTGCAGAAATGAAAGTCTCAAGTAAAAGTGCGGATAACGATGCTGCTGTTTTGGATGTTGACCTTGATCCCAAGGATGATGGTGTAACTGATGAAAGTCAGCAGGATGACGCAACGGAATTTTCTGATGCCATTACTAAAGTTGAGGAATGGCTTAAAAAAGTAAACAAAATTGAGATTGAAATTCGTCCGTCGGCACTTTTGATTGGTAAAGTATGGAGTCGATTCTATTTCAACCTTAATAATGTGGCTGATCAGCATAAAACCAGACTCTTTAATGATGCAGAGTATGGACGAATGGCCAGTCAATCAAATGCTGCGAAAATTATGCGTTTTAATGTTTTAGCTTTTCTTCATGCAGTATTGGTTGAAGAGAGCTTATATCATTCGGTTAGTGATAGGGAATATCTCGGTGAGGGGTTGAGACTAAATCCAGTTACTTCGGTTGATACGTTTGAGAAAAAGATAAAAGTAATTAGTGAGGAATTGAAAGCGGATAAAAAAACATGGAAAGATACCCATCCATTGTTTTTCTTATTAATTAGCTGTCCAATTCTACATCCGTTCATTTTTCCTGTTGGAGGGATTAATTGTTCAGCCAAAGCACTGAGCAAGGAAGTAAGTTTCAATGAATTGATTGGTGAAATTGTTGGCGAAAAATTACTTTCTGATGCGGAATGGGACTATTTGTTTAAAAATGGTAATCGAGAAACAAACATTAAACAACAGATGTGTCAAAACACTATAACATCGTTGAATTCCTCTACAATCGTCGGAGCATCATACGATAAGCCTACGCCAGCTAGGAAAACCAAGTCGCCTTCATTAAGTGACGGCGAAGAAAAATGATAATGGCCTTCGTATAAGGATTGGGTATGGAAAGGTTTCTTCTTAACTCAACAGTACTGTTGCATAGGCTGAGCACAGTCTCTTTGGATGAGGTATCACTTGATGAGAGGGTGGAGTCATCTGTGTTCCTTGCTCAATACGAACAGGTGCGTAGTTTGCCTGATCATGTAGCTAAATCGGCTTGGTCATCTTTAGTGCAGCAAATCAAACAGCGGAATATGAAACTCGGCCCAGTAGCAGCCTTACGCCAGATATCTGAAAAGTTTATTAAAAACGAGAAAGGTGGCCCCAAAATCGATCTACCTATGTTCTCGGAATGGCAAACGCTGATGAGCCGAGTGTCGTGCCTACCAATTATGGCATGTCATCAGGTATTTAACCCTGAGTCTGCCAGTCAGGAATATAGCTTTCGCTGGCCTTTATACCCATATCACCCGACGGTTGAAGACTACATTACCCGTGAATGCCTACACGAAACTCACCAACATCTGAATGGCAGTACTAGTGCGGAAGAGTGTTGGCTGGATGCACTCAAGCACCCGGAAGTGAGCGTCAGAGATTTCGAGAAGGGCTGGGCATCTCAAGAGATGAAACAACTCTGCGCCCAGATTGACCCCTCTATGACGCCTGAAATCTTCAAGGATCGTTTGCAAATCGCCTGTAATATTCGCGAAATTCTTTGTCGGGTTGCTCAGGGCGTGGAGTTGCCAGAATGGATAGCATCAGTGCAGTATCCGCAGCAGTTGGCGGATAGCACAATTCTGCATAATGGTCAGGAGTATGGGTTTGCGACGGTTTGGCCAACTGACGACAAATACAGTCAGGAGTCTGAATTTTGCTGGCTAACCGGGTTGTTGGAAAAATGGCGGTATAATGCGCCCGAAGGGTTAGAACGACTGCTTTGGATTTACCTGCTGATTCAAAATCAGTACTTGACCTTACTGGTTCAGCGAGACGATTTTTTCGGTTTTGATCAGTTCCAGAATTACACCATGACGGAGTTGAGGGAGGAAACAGAGAAATCTTATTTGTCTCGTTTTAAACATGCCCATGGTGCTGGTGTGTATTCTCAGGTGCGTTATCTGGAAGGACGTTTTGCTCCGAAGAGCGACCCCAGCAAAATGCAAAAACTGCTCTTCAGTGTGTTAAGAGGATATTGGGAATACCTGGGTGCTCATATGTCTCTGGAATGGGTGCATGAGAAGCCGCTGACTATGTCGCAAGTGCTCGATAACCTCGAACTGGTTGAACCTCATGGCAAGTGTGCTGAACTGGCGCTAGTGCCGCACTTCATCAAAAGAAAGCCAAAAAATGGTGAGGTCTATCCTTACGCATTACTATTCAAAGACCTGAAAAATCAGGCAGCTATTCTGATGGACATGCTGAAGTCTGAACCGCGCCTGACAGGCTGGATTCGAGGAGTGGATGCCGCAGCTAATGAGATGCACGCGCCACCGGAGTTGTTTGGCCCCTTGTTCCGGGTGCTAGCCAAATCAGGTATTGCTCATTTTACCTATCATGTTGGCGAGGACTTTCCGCATCTGATCAGTGGTATTCGATCCATTGATGATGCCTTGAGATTTTTGCCATTGCGTAATGGCGACCGTCTTGGTCACTGCACGGCGATTGGCATCACACCTAATATCTGGAAACGCTCTTTGCCATTTTCTTTGTCCATGACCAAAGAGACGAGATTGCTCGATTTGGTGTTTATCTGGCGGGAACTTCGCAGTCATCCGGAACTGCTGCGTTACGCCAGTGATGCAGCGATTGAAGCAGTTCGCTTGGCCCATAAAGTGTTTTCGCTGGAAGAAGAAGTCTCGATTACCACCCTTGATCAGGTATTTGAAATGCGGGGGCTGTTGGCGGAGTCGGAAGGTCTACTAGGTGAACTAAATGGGCCATTAAAACCCAAATCCCTCTGGTTGGAAGAGTACGAGCGCGCCAGAGAGTTGGTTAAAACGACGGGTATGAAAAGGCCGCTGAAGTTGTATAAGCAATGGCTTACATCTGACAATGTGCGAAAGCAGCGTGCTGAATATGTTGAAGTTGCCCTGGAATATTTGCCGGATGAAGCGGTTGTTGCATTACAACAAGCTGTAATGGCAAAAATGGCAGACCGAAACATTGCGATAGAATGCCCTCCGACCAGCAATACCCGTATCAGTCAGTATCGAGATGTCAGCGAGCATCATATCTTTCGCTGGATGGGCTTGCCGAGTGAGGCGATTGAAGGTGATGTTCCTATGTCTATTTGTCTTGGATCTGATGATCCAGGGATCTTCGCCGCAGATTTGAAATCCGAGTTCTATCATCTGTTCGTTGTGTTAACCCGAAATTTCGGTTTGTCGCCAGCAGAGGCTTTGAGAAAGGTGGCAGAGGTGAATGAGAATGGGCGGATTTATCGCTTTCATGAAGTCAGCTAG